CATCTTTATTTCTATTTATGGCCCCAGTGACTGTTTGAATCCCAGATTTAAGTTAGGTGAAGCAATGGCTAAGAACCTTGCAGATTCTATGCAAACTTCATTAAACGATTTTTTCTTTGATCTGATTGAAGGAAGGATTCAAAAGTTAGAGCAAGTGATAACTGGATTCCTTAGGAATATTGCTAAAGCATTGGTTCAAATATTTTCACAGCAACTTGCGGCGAATTTTGTAGCAGGTCTAGGTAATTTAATTGGAGGCGGTGCTGCTCCTGCAGCTGCTGGATCTGGTGGAGGGTTGACTCAAGACAATGTTACCGTTGGACCAATTTCAGGTGTCAATGTACGTGCTCCTTTCCTCCCAAAAGCGAACTTACAAAAGCCTTTCTCCGGTGGCAATATAAGAGTTGAATTGATAAACCAGGCTCCTGTCGAGCTTAGAGCCACTCAAGCAGTACATGAAACAGGCGCAGGTGAAATGGTATTGTCAATTGTTCTTGATGGAATACAGCGGAATAAGATGGGCTTACGTGATGTTATTACAGGACGTAGATAATGCCTACTTTCCCAGCATCACCTTCACCAAGCTTCCCAATCACAGAGGAATTCAACAAGCCCCAGATCCGTAGTGAATTCGGAGCAGGCTATGTTCATAGCAGACCGAAGTTCAGTAAGTCCCGATCTATTTGGAAACTTGTTTGGCGATCATTGCCGGAGGTTGATTATCAAATTATACGGGCTTTTTTTGAAGCAAATGTAGGGTTGTTATTTGACTGGGTTAATCCTCTTGATACAGTAACGTATAGCGTGAGGTTCGCAAATGATAGCCTTAATTCATCAGCCTTCGTAAATAAACAACGCAGTCTGGAACTCACGTTGGAGGAGGAATAATATGCTTCCAATCCCAGCAGCTATTATCCCATCCCTGAACTCATTGACCAGCGATGAGCCCGTCGTTGTCCTCGCTGAGATCCAATTGCCACAGGTGCCAATTACATTGAGGCTTGTGAGGGATACGCAAGATGTCACTTGGGACAGTGAATTGTGGACTAGGTTTCCTTTTGAAATAGATGATATTGGTGAAGGGGTACCGGGTGAACTACCGAATGTAACTTTGAAAGTAGGTAATGCCCAGAGAGCGATTCAAGGATTCATTGAAGAAGTCGATGGCGGTGTGGATTCAACTGTGATAATCAGAGTCATTCACAAAAGTCATTTGTCTGAAACCACGCCGATCATTCAATTGGAATATACTGTGACAAACGTACATTCCAATAATGATTTCATTACATTTTCGCTTGGTGCTGCGAATGTATTTATCAGAAGATTTCCCTTGAATAGGATATTGAAAAACTTCTGCCGGTGGAGATTCAAGTCAGCGAGGTGTGGATTTGTTGGAGCTGCAACGGATTGCAATAAAACGCTGCAGCGGTGTAGGGAGCTTTTGATCTCACCGAGGTTTGGTGGTTTTCCCGGTGTCGGGGGTAATGCCATAAAGCAATGAAAATCGACTGCGAAAAATTTATTGGACTACCTTTTGTCGATGGTGCAAGAGGCCCGGATTCTTTTGACTGCTTTGGTATCGTCAAATCGGTATTCGGCGAATACGGGCAAAATATTCCTGATTACGTGATTAGCTGTTACAATAGCGCCGGTGTTGGAAAACTCATTGATAAAAGCAAGGATCGCGGTGGTTGGAAGAGAATTGATGAACCAATAGCTCCTGCATTGATCACGATGGCTATCGATTCTAACCACCAGGAATACGTGAATCACGTTGGAGTCTTTGTCGGTGACGGGTATTTCATCCAAACATTGAATAAAACTGGAGTGGTGAGATGCAGGATCGATGATCCACTGTTCAAATGGACGATAAAAGGATATTATAAATGGGACCAAATAGCAGCAGATGAAGAGGTCGATAATTCAAATAAGATCTCAGTCACATCTGTCTTGAATCCGTTTGATGTTAATGAAAGCAAGGAAATAACATATGCAGAAGTCGGGGCAAGTCTCGCAGAAATAGCAAAGCCATACCGCGAAAATGACTTCGGGGATAAGCTCTGCGTTTCGATTGATGGGAAAGTCATTCCATTTGATAAGTTAGCATTAACATTTCCAAAGATCGGTGAAGTCGTAGTCATTAACCCAATAATTGCCGGTGGCGGTGGTGCGAAAGATGCATTGAGGATTGTTGCTACCATTCTTGTAATAGCTACGGCTATATTCGTTCCGCAGGTATTGCTATTGGAAGGGTTCAAGGCATTGGTTGTAGGTGCAGCTATTGGTGTCGGTGGTAATCTATTAATTAATGCCGTATTACCACCACCGCAGGCAGAACTTCCAGGAATTGACAATCTTTTACAGCAATCGCAAACATATGGTTGGACTCCTGCTAGGAATCTAAATCAGGAAGGTATTGCTTTGCCAGTCATATATGGAATTCACAGAGTTACCCCACCAATCATCAGCAGTCATATATCTACGGAAGGTGACAAACAATTTCTAAATGTTTTATACGCTGTAGCTGACGGACCTATTGACAACATAACATTAATTGAGATAAATCAAAATCCTTCTTCATTTTATACCGATGTTATACTCGATACACGTTTCGGCGATAATGTCCAAACAGTATTACCATTTTTCCAAGATACAATAACTGAAAAGGCTGTTGGGCAAACAATTGATGAAGATCCAGCAATATCAACAACCGTAGTCACCAATGGAAACCTCAATGAAGGTCTGGGCGTAGGTCTGATATTTTTTCAAGGCCTAGCTTTCATAAACCCTGCCACAGGTAAATACGAAGATGAAACAGTTGAATTCACAGTTCAATTTCGCCCGACTTCTGGAGGACCATTAGTTGACTTCCCTGGTAGCCCTGTGGTCTTAACTGATAACAGGGCAGAGACCATAAGGAAATTCTTTCGTGTTGATGGAATAGCCCCTGATGAATATGATATTGTCGTAAAATTCACTAAAGCCCCTACTGAAGGGGTAGAGCATATCAATGGATTATTCTGGGAGTATATCCAAGAAATTATTCCAGATGATTTTACATATCCAAATACATCATTACTGAGCCTCAGAGTTCTAGCTACTGATCAACTCTCAGGCGGTGCTCCAGTAGTCACTTGTTTAGTTACGAGGAATACGGTAGAGGTCTTCACTGGTGTAGTTGATGAGTCATTGGATGCCAATAACCCAGCGTGGGCTGCATATGACATCCTGCGTAATGATTTATATGGGGCAAACATTCCAACAGATAGGATTATATTCGCTGATTTCTTAAAATGGGCTGATTGGTGTGACAGTCAGAATCTCTTCGTGAACATTTATTTTGATGTGGCCGCAACACTTAATGAGATGCTCCAGAGAATCTCAGTCATTGGCAGGGCAAGTGTGATTCAACGTGGAACGAAGTTCGGAGCGATTGTAGATCTAGTTGACACTCCAGTGCAGACGTTTACAGTCGGAAATATTATTGAAGATAGTTTCGAAGAAACATTCATTGAAAAAGCCAATCGCATGAACTCATTGGAAATAACTTACTTTGATAGCACATTAGACTTTGAAAGACGTACTATAGAAGTTCGTGACGATGATGTTGACTTGGATCAATCATTGATTAAAAAACAGCAAATTACATTCCCTGGCATCACAAACTTCGATCAGGCATCAAGGCAAGGTAAATTCTTGTTGAATTCAAACAAGTTCTTGATTCGAACAATTGTTTTCAAGACTGATCTTGATGGAGTTATTTCACAGCCAGGTGATGTCATCAGAGTCCAGCATTTCCTCCCACAATGGGGATTTGGAGGTAGAGCTATTTCATCGACGAATAATACAATAACATTAGATCAAGAAGTCATTCTGGAAGCCTCTATTCAATACACGGTTTTGATTCGTAGGAATGCAGATAATGTGACTGAAGAACTCCTGGTAGTCATCGTCGGTACTGAAACAACAACTGACGTTTTGGATCTAACTAGCGATTGGACAATAAATCCTGTCAAGGATGATTTGTATAGTTTTGGTAAACAAATCTTAAATACCAAACAATTTCGGATTATCAATATTCGTCGTGACCAAGACTCACGGTGTTTGATACGCGCTCTTGAATATCGACCAGAAGTATTTGATGATAGTATTGCAATTCCTTCTTTTCCTGTAGAGAGTGATTTGCCTACTGTAGCAGGCTTGGTATTGACCCCACTCTTCAGGGTTAGGCAAGATGGTACGATCGATGCAATCATAGCAGTGAGTTGGAGAGGTTTTTCAGTTATTTGGCAGATATTTTTGACTCAACTGGGCTTTTCTCCAGTTAGGCGTGTTGGTGTCGTGAATTCACCTGGATTTGAAATAACTGGATTGGATATTGGGAAAACATATGGAGTAAATGTTAGTGCTTCAGATAATCCCGGTGAAGGATTAGGCGATATCATAACACTGGTATTCATCCCACCTGGCGCTGTAACGAATCTAGCTTCTGAAGTGATTGATAATTTCATCCTTTTGCGTTGGAAAACACTACAGGGAAGTCTGCCGATCAAGACATATGAGATCAGAAAAGGTGTTGACTTCGCTACGGCCCTTGTTATAGGAACAGCCGACAAGACGTTCACCACAGTTCAGGAGACAATATCCGGTGACTTTACATATTGGGTTGTTGCAATCGATACAGCGGGTGTTTTTGGAATAGAGGCCTCGATCACAGCAACAGTTGATCAGCCAGCAGACTATGAACTCTCACAAGAAATCACTTCGAATTTCGAGAATGTAGCTGGACGTGTCAATGTAGTAGTAGCAGATGGTGTATTATACGGGCCGATTGATACTAGTGAAACATTCGAAGATTTCTTTGATAACAATGGCGCCAATACATTACAGGACTTCATTGATGCAGGAGAATTATTTTTCTTCCAACCTGATGGGCAATCCACCGGAAGCTATGAAGAGACATTCGATCTGGGTGGTTTGTTTGATAAGATATCATTAAGGGCCAATCTTGATTGGATTGTACCCACAAATAATCCCGCAAACATCACTGTTTTCCCAACAATATCTGTTTCTGAGGATAATGTAATCTTCATTGATTTTCCAGGACAATGGACTGTTAGTAATCAAAAACTACAATTCGTTAAAGTGAAACTTGATTTCGCCAGGGTCAACACAAATTCTATAGATATATTGTGTGCTTCAAAGCTCTCTATAAATTTGAGTCTTAGGAAAGTCGTTGATAGCGGAACAGATATAATCACTGATGCTGATAATGGAAAAGTAGTTGCATTCACAAAACCATTTCTTGATATTGACAGTATACAAGTTACTGCGAGGAGTACAACTGAAAGAAAAATGGTCCATGACTTCGTGGATATTCCAAACCCAACTGATTTCACAGCATTCATGTTCGATGCATCGGGTTCTAAAGTCACAGGCACATTCACTTGGCATGCAAGAGGGGTTTCTGCATAATGGGTGATTTTAATTTACCTACTGTAATCAGTCTAAAAGCTAATTACTCCGCTGAAATAAGGGCTAATGATGATTCTCTTGTTAAAATGCTTGATGGAACATCAGATAGCAATCTGCCAACTGGGGCTAAGAGACTCAACACTACGACAAAGCGTTTCGAACAATTCGATGGTGCTGTCTTCCAGACACTTGATCTATCCAT